GAAGGGACCCTCGGCTGCTCTTGTCAAATTAGAAACATTTTAAGTTATTGACAAAAAATCGAGTTATCCACAGGTTATCCACAGCCCTGTGTATAAGTATGGTTTTTTATAATAGTTTAAGCCTATCATGTTATCTCTTTTGCATGATGCGTGTATAGTCAGAATCATAATAAATAATCACTCCATGTGCTGTGTAATGATTGTATTTACCCTTGCGTTCATCTTGTCCTTTTAATGTGTGACATGATTGGCACAAACTCTGAAAGATATTTGTTTTAAATCTGTCAATATCTCTATTGTGTGGGAACACATGATCAACCTGTTGTGCTGCGGTTATCTTGCCTTCATGCTTACATCTAACGCACAGTGGTTCACGACTAAGTTGCCTTGCTCTTATACTGTTCCATGCTTCTAGGTTATATAACCTTGCATTAGCTTTACCCTTCTCGCTTATGCCACCACCATGTTGTAAACAGAATGATGATCTGCCTGTCTTTTTATTGCGGCATCCATACTCTTTACATTCAGTATTCAGTGGTGCAATTGGCATATCACTATCTTGTAATGGTTGACGCTATAACGCCAACACAACTGGACATTGCCTTTTATGAGATACGGTTTAACCGTAGGGCTACCGACCGCCACTTTGGTCAGCGTTACAATGTCCATGTGTCTTGACGCTACTTGATTAATCCCCGCCATTCAAGATGTTGGAAATGACTATCATCATCCGATCTTGCTTCATGCGCTTTATGTGGTGTGGATGATATTAGCTTCCATACATCGCCATCCCAATAGCTGTAATGAGAAAAACCAAATGATGATTTCCTCTCATACACGCCAATATGGACAGGTTTAATCCTGCCATCAAACCATGATGTAAATATCATATCTTGTCTTGTATTGTCTTTTGTTTTATTCGGTATGTGCTTCAGTATCAGTGACAACAGTTTCATTTATTACCTCAACTGGTGCTGTGTTCTTTAGCTGCATTAGGTTGTTTAATTGCTCTAGCGCAACATACTCAGCCGTATCTGGTTTTGCTTTCTTCAATGCGGCAGCAACTTCTTTAACGTCTAATGTGTTTATGTATCCGGCAGCCGCTTGTGCTAATGATTGATAAGTAGTTGTTAAATGCTCAATAGCATCATCTAATTGTTTGCTCATAATAATTCCTTATTTAAAACGTCTAAGTTTGTACATTGTCGAGTCGATTAAATCAGCAATCGCATCAACTAAATTTTGAATTTCTGGGTCAGTACCAAACAATGCTCTGCCTTCGGTTAATTCCATGCTTAAATATTCCATGTAAGCAAGTGGTGTCATTTGTTCGTATGATTCCATTTCAATTGGGAAATCACGCAATATGATTCCTGTTTTGCCTTGATATGCTTCAATTGTTTGATCTATCAATTCAGGAATTTCTGAATAATATTCACCCAATGCTTGATGTGCAGCATAGGATTCTGTCTGCCAGTGCATGATGTGAGTAACAGTTGCGCTATGCAGCAAACACATTACCAAATCGGTTAGCGTTTCCTTTTCTTCAGGTTGTTCACCAATTTTAAACGTGACCATATCAATCCTTTGTTTGATTCAGTATTTCTAACCATGCAGATTCAGGCGAATTTACCACAGCAACTTGCCCACGCCAATCATAATGCCAAATCCTTTGCTCTGGTGTTAAATTTTGCGCTGATAACGGTTTTGCCCCATCTTTTAATTCCAAAAGTACGTTTTTGCCCCGATAACCGCATACCAAATCAGGAAAACCTTTGCCTGTGGCACTTGTTATGCTCACAGACACGCCTTTATCACGCAAAAATCGCACAATTTGCTTTTGGTTGTCATCTATTCGGGCGATTCTCATACCATTTTATCCTTTTTTCGATCTTTTCCTGTTCCGTTTCTAAGTACATTTGGCAGGCGTGATCTTTAATTAGTGCGTAAAACGTAGTGAATTTTTCTTTCATACATCTACCTAATCCAACCTTTGCATGGATTGGATAAGCCTTGATTGATATATGTTGGCACTTTATGCATTGCATAATTCCAATCCATAATTGTTAACTTTAGGCATTTTTTCAGTATTCACAACTTTTATCAACCTGTTTTTTTTAAATGGCGTGTAGTCAACGTAATGATGCCATCTCCCAAACTTGAAAACTACCTCTGCAACATCTGGGTGCATATCTGCAAGCATTTTGCTTTTAGGGTAAGTGCCTTCATCATTATAAAATTCTGCACTGTTACCACCACGCATCCTTTGAGTAGTTATTTTTCCGCATAAGAATGCATTAAATTGAATAGTGCATAGACCATCTTTTAAAACTCTTAAAGATAAATCAGTATCCTCATTGTATCTACCACGCCACCTATAACCAGAATGATTATCAATTAGCAAACATGAATAAATGCGTGTGTTTAAAATGTATGGCGCAACCTTATCTGTTTTTTTGCAAAATGAATAATAATTTAAACCAGATACAGGCACATTTGCATATCGACAAACAAAATCCTCTGCCGCTTTTAATGTGCTGCCTGTTCTAACTTCAAATTTCTGATTTCTATTTAAGTAATGAAATGCATCTATGTTGTCATCCATTACCCAATGACGAGCAAAGCCATTAGCTAAAGAATGGTCAATGCAGAAATTCCTTGCTGCGCCTGCACCTACACTTTTGGACAATCCTAAATCATCACAAACTTCATATTCTGTTTTATATCTTTCAGGCAATATTATTAATTCACCAAAACATCGCCCATTTTTATATAAATCAAATTCACTTTCTTCAACAACGATGTAATGCGGCACATTCATTTCATGCAATGCACGAGTAGTTAAACCGTTATCAAATCTACCTTTTGAAACGATATAAACAGGAAAACTAGGTTGCATCTTTATAAACCTTCCTTTCTAAACCCCAATGGGATTTAAAAGGATGCCAAATGCTTTTAGTTTTGTTTGTTAACTTTTGTTCAATACGTTTTTGAAAATCTAAATAATCATCCTCTGTTTCAAATCTAATAATTAATTCTTTGAACGGTTCTTTCTTTTCTTGTACAAATTCAGGCATACCAACCCATTCAGGGTATTCATCAAACAAATCATTCATTTCATCACCTTAATAATCCTTTGCAGCTAACGCATCATTTGCCATGCTTAATTGAATGTGGGTTAGTGTCTTATCGCCATCATGATGACGTTGCATTATCTTTTTAGCCCATAGCTTATGATCTGTTTTTGATTCCTGTTTTTTTATGATCTGTGTTTCTGCCAGATACTTGTCGGCAACATCCTTTGTCGCTTGCACAGAAGGCGCAGGCAAGGCGATCTGAGCTTTGGGTATATCTGCCCATTGACCATTGTTTATTTCTTCATTTAAGGCACGTTCCCACCTTGCCTTGATGTTGCTGTACGTCTGGTTCTTCAAATCAAATGAACCAATCTTAGTGGTTGCCCAAAATATAGCCGGATGTGACCACTCGCCCATTTCGCCTTTCTCACGAGCAATTACACCATTCAATGCTTCATAGTAAGCAGCAACCGCATCAATATCTGTCCGGCATAACTTTATAAACTGCGGTAGTGATGGGCAATATTCCTGATTGACTAATGAATTTGCGCCTTTTGCAATTTCATCACGAGATAGTTTAGACAATTCCTGTGTCCATACTGCCTTTACATGATTAATGTCTGAATCGCCCCACATCAACTTAAATTTGTTGCCATAGAAATTAGCCATCTTTATGAATAGGGCATCAATCCATGATGTAGGTATTTGATTATTCTGCATCGATTGTAAATTGCTCATCTTTAACGCCCTTTCCATAAATTTGCTCGTAAAATTCCCTTGTCTTACGTTCTTTTTCTGTTTCTACTGGCTTTGATTCAGTAATTTCATCTTCCCAACATTTTTGATTAAGCCATGTTGCCGGATGTTTTCGATATTTTTTATCAGGCGTATTTCGTACATAAGCATGAACCGCATGAAGTATTGTTGTAAGCAACCCATCATCAACACCGATTTGCTTCCATGCTTTTTGCGCTAATGGTTTTGATTTTTTATGATCGTATGCAGACCAAAAATCTTCAAACCCTAAAAAAGTATCTTTATTATTATTATTCTTAATTCCTAATTTATTATTATTAATTCTTAATTCTTTATTAGTTATTAGGGTTATGTCTGGGTTATCAGAAATAACCGAATGGGTTTCTTTTGCTTTCTTTGGTCTGCCGCCCTTCTTACCATTGTTTTTATTGATATTTCCTTTGGCGTGATACTCGATTATTTTGGTATCGCAATGCTTTTGATGCCAACCATCATCATGCAATTCAAAAAACTCATTAAGAATTTGCGTGACTATTTCACTATATTCTGTAAGTCGTAACCTACGAATAACCGAATGGGTTTCTGTTGGGATAGGTGATTCTGTATCGTAATAAAAATTTATAAGCCGGAAATAAACCGCTTCTTCTATTAACGATAAATGGGAAGTATGAAGATGCCATACGGCAATCTCAAATTTGTAGTAATGCATTTATGCCTTTCTCATGGAATTGTCAATTCCGGCACTCACAAAATAAATCAAGGCAGGGCGGTGAGAAATCGCCTTTTCGGGTTGCACTCCCTAGCCTTCATCACGATTATATCAAGCAACTAAAACTATACCAAGCATAAACATGGCAAGCAAAGTACGTTCAAATCCTTGTTGCCAGTAAAAGTTTCTTTCTTCTTTACTCATTTTTCCTTGATCTATTTCTCGGTGACAATCAGAACAAACCCAAGCAATAAAGCAATCATGCGCTTTTATGCCCATGCCTTTGCCATGCTTTAATTGGTTGCTATGGGCAGCCACAGTTGTTTCATTATCCCGATTGCATACGTTGGGTATCTGAACCATGCATGACTGCCCTTTTGCCGCCTTTAACAGCTTATTACTGCGATACATTGGCACGAATAAAGCCTGCAATGGTTCTATCGTGCTGATCTTCTAACAGCGATTCCATCTTGATTGCACCATCACTACCAAATTCAATTGCCGCAGCCGTAGCAAACGTGATTTTCTTTTTGCCAGTACGCAGGCGTGATATTTCAGGCGGTGAAATACCTGATTTATCTGCCAATCGTTTTGCTGCGCCATGCTCTTTAAGAAATTCATTTAAATCCATTTTCATAACCTCTCTTATTTTTAAAAAGTTTCGATTCATAAACCTTCATCTCAGACGTAAAGATATTGCGATAAGCAGGTTTCACTAAATCTTTCTGTTTATAACTGCCTTCCATTTTTAAAACCGAATCAATGTGTGCTGCTACATCCGGCAAAACCTTGTACTTATCGCCCACCATGTAAACGTAACCATTATTCAACGCATTGTTAAAAAATTTATTCATTTCTGCTGTGCTGTTTCTGCTGCTTATGTTGCCAATTTCAGCAATTACATCGGCATAAGTTGCACCGCCTAATTCGTAAATGCATTCCAATAATGTAAACATTTTCATGCTTCTTCGGGGCATAATTCTTGACATTTTGTTTCCTTTTTATCAACAAATAAATGATTCAAAAACAATTATTGTGCAATTCCCATCAAAATAGCAAGTATTTTTGTAATATTTAAAAAAATGTACAAAATTAATCAATATTGCTTGCACAGAATACAATTTATCTATATATTTCTATTCATACCGCAGCAACTTAGCGGGTTCAATGTGAAGGAAATAAAATGGATAACAAAGCAAAATACTACGAATTACAAGCAAATTTAGCAAAATTAGAAAAAAAGCATAATTTATATTTAGCTGATCAATCTGTTGATTTAGAAAATGTTGAATGGAAAGCAACATCATTTGATTATACAAATGAACAATATGCTGATCTTTATTCAGTAGCTTGCAATGCAGCAGGAACTAGGGCAGCAGAAGCAGGTTTTGACATCAACAAATTATTAAATAAAGTAATTTATTAATTCAAAGTGAAGGAAACATAAAATGAAATATGCAAACCACATCGGCTATTCAGACGTAGAACCATTCGAAGTCATTCGTGTTATTAGCGAACAAACTTTAGAAATTCGTGAAATGGATGCAGTGCGTGATGATTCAGTTAAACTTGAATTTCACGTTGGCGGTTTCAGCGCACATTGTTCAAACCAAAACGAACAAAAATGGACAATTAGCAGCAATGAAAACAATCGTGTGGTTCGCATCCGCAAAGGCAAAAAAGGTTGGAAAGATGCACATGGGCGCAGATTTGTTTTAGACAATGAGCCAATTAAATTCTACGACTACAATTTTTAATTAACCCGCCCCGAAAGGGGCATTCAATGTGAAGGAAATAATATGATCTTAGTAGCTAAAACAACATTTCAAGTTATTTTTGTGCAATCTGGCAGCCAATGGGTTGAAGGCACTTTTGATAATATTCAAGATGCCGAAAATTGCGTTGATCGTATAGCCGAAGAAAATGAAGATAACACCTTTTTTATTGGTGTTATTGTTCAAGAAATTACCGAAAATGATGATGTGCATTATCATAAATTTTATGATTTCTCATGATTCAATACGGCATTCTTGATGATGAAGGTAATGTTGTGCGATGGGTTTGGGTTAAACCAACCTATCCGCACATTACCCGCAAAGTACCACGCAAACGCAAAACTAAAATTGATCTATCTAAATTTGCTACTGCGCCATATTAATTAAGCAACATTCAATGTGAGGAAATAAAATGAATAAAGCAGAAATCAAAAGAACTTTTTTAGCACAAATGCAAAATTTGGCGCAAGATTTAGTATCAAATAAAATAACGCAAAAAGACTATCAAACAGAAGTTTCAAAAATAGTTAGTTGGGCAGATAAAGCGTTTGCAGAGATACAAATTATCCCAATCCAAATGTCAGGCAGTTACCGCACTGGCACTCTTTCCAAATACACCAAAAAACAAATTATCGAGATTCTAGGTTTTGAACCTAATATTCAAGATGATGAAGAAAAAGTTGTCAATTCATGGGCATTCATGGTTGATGGGCATGAATGCGCTATTTGGGATTACAAAGGCAGCCACCATTACAATATCTGGTCTATTTATGACCCGCACAATGTTCTTTGCAACCTGTTTACATTGGAGAAATTCCCATGCTAAACAAATTATTAAATCCTAATGATTGGTTGGCGCAGCACCCTAAAGTTTTATTTGCAGTAATTGCTTTATGTTTTTTAGTAATTGCATATATGGAAGGAAATTAATTATGAAAGCATTCCCAACAAGTACAGACAATGGTCATTCAGAAAATCAAGATGGTATGGATTTGCGCGATTACTTTGCAGCCAAAGCAATGCAAGCAATTATTAGTAATTCTGATCAAAAAGATTTATCAATTGCAGAAGTTGATTTTTGGGTTGCAGATTATGCTTACACAGTAGCCGATGCAATGATGCGAGAAAGAAAAATTGGGAGATAAAAATAATGGTTACAAAGTCAAGTGAATTTATTTGGACAGGAGCATCTACCGATATAACAATTAGATGGAAGTTGTTATATGGATGGATACCACCATCGGAAAACCCTGAAATTCAAAAAAAATGGGCAGAAGTACGCACGTTGAGCATCAAAGGCATTGAAAGTTTAAAAGACCCTAACAAAATCAAAGTGAAGGAAAACACATGAGTAATACAAAAATTTGTTCAGCATTTGTAAAAGCCCAAAGCCAATTTGGTGCTGCGCTTAAAACATCAACTAATCCGCATTTCCGATCAAGATATGCTGATCTTGCTGCCTGCGTTGAAGCAGTAATAGATGCCCTTAATAATAATTGCATTTCTATGATGCAATATTCACATGAAGCAGAAAATGGTGTTTGTATTGAAACAATATTTATACATGAATCAGGCGAAAAATTAACCAGTGGTAAATTATATGTTCCCGCTATTAAACATGATGCACAAGGTTACGGCAGCGCATTAACCTATGCTCGTAGATATAGCCTTATGGCAGCCTGTGGCATTGCGCCAGAAGATGATGATGGTAATGCAGCAACCAAATCTGCACCTAAACCTGCCGCAGCCAAATCTGTGACGCAAGATGTATTCGACAAAATGCCGCTTGCAGACCAAGACCAAATTCGCAGCTTTGCCGTTGAAGTAATTGCTATGGCAGCAAAAGATGACATTGCCGGATGCGTTGAGTATGTCAAAAGCCTTGAACTAGATGCTGATTGGACTAGTGCATTATGGTCACAGTTAGATTCAAAAATCCGCAGCGCAATCAAAAAATTTAAAGAGGAAAACAAATAATGGCATCCGTAAACAAAGTGATTTTAGTGGGTAATCTTGGGCAAGAACCTGAAGTGCGTTATGCAACCAATGGTGATGCTGTGGTTAATCTTAGCCTTGCAACAACAAGCAAGTGGAAAGATAAAGCCAGTGGGCAAATGAAAGAGGAAACCGAATGGCATAGAGTTAGCATTTTTGGTAAAGCAGCCGAAGTTGCCGGACAATACTTGCATAAAGGCAGCGCAGTGTATGTGGAAGGCAAAATCAAATCTAAAAAATACACCGATAAACAAGGCATCGAACGCACTGCATTTGAAATCACCTGTGAAAATTTCCAAATGTTAGGCGGTAAATTATCGGCAGATAAACCAGTACCAAAACAAAATGCAAAGCCTGCGGATGATTTTCAGGATTCAGAAATTCCATTTTAGTTTTATGGGCAAAAGCGGATGCCGAAAGGTGCAGCGAGTAGCCCACCTTATTCAATGTGAGGAAATATGAAAGAAATCATTACAGATGAAGATGTACAAAAAGCCCTTGATTATTTGCGTACCAATGCACCAAAAGCAGCGCAAGCAAGGGCGAACAAAGTTTACATGGAAGAATATCGAAAAGTTGTCAAAGCAGATTTGATTGTTAGATGCGTAAACATGACAATTTTAGAAAAAGAATCTTATGCTTACACTCATCAAAATTATAAAACACATTTGGAAGCCCTTAAAGATGCCGTATATCAAGACGAATTAAATCGATGGGGCATGGTTGCAGCAACATCAACTATTGAAGCATGGCGCACTTATAACGCCAATAGACGAGGTGAAGGAAAATTACAATGATACAAGAAGAATTAGATATACAAGAAACAATGGAGCGTGCTATTTACAATGCACGATTGGCAGAATGGGAAGATTATCACCGCGAAAATCCTATGGTCTGGCAATACTTTCAAAAATTTACATTTGAAGCCATAGCCAAAAAACGCAAAAAAATTAGCCATTGGTTAATTATTAATCGTATTCGTTGGGAAGTTTATATGGTTACAACTGGTAAAGAATTTAAAATATGCAATAACTTTATCGCGTTTTATGCAAGGTTATGGCAAAAAACTTATCCCGCACATCAAACATTATTTAATACTAAAAAAATGATAGGTGAACCATGAACAAAGAAAATTTTATTAAATTGATTGAAGATTTAAAAGGATTTGGCGAAGCAGAAAAAAAACTATTAATTTCCAGTTATGAATTAGGTTATGTTGCAGGTTCTCGTGCTATGCAAGAATCAATTTGGGCAGACGAATTGCATTCTTATAATGCTATATCGCAAAGGAAATTTGATGCCTAATAAAATTTTAAGCAAAGAAGAAAAGCAAAGAATTTATGATGCCATGTTGATTCGAGCATGGCGCAAAGATGTAACAATTGAAAGATTACGATTGTGGTTAAGACCATATAATATTTGCATTTTGGACAAAGATTTAATCCGCACAACTTCTTATATTCAACAAAGGGTAGCAAGATTTATAGGTATTCAATTAAAACCATTAAGTGATAAATTATTTGATGGAAAGCCTGAAGATGACATTAAAATATTAAATTGGTTAGGTAGTAGCAAATTAAAATGTGAAAATACAACTCGTTTAGATATAAATGAAAGAAAATCTGCAATGTACACAGTTAAAAAAGAAAAAAAATTAAATGAATATTTAAGAAACAATTCATTAGAACAAAAATTAGCAATGACACCAAAAACAACCATAAAAACAATTAGAAATAGGCATCGATAAATGGAATGGATTAAATCAATATACGTTTTATCTGGCATATTTTTTGGTATATCATTAACCGCAATAGGTTGCGCGGTTGCGATTGTTTATATTTTTAGGGATAAGTAATGCTTTATGAATTAGCAAGTACAAGCATGGAAGCATTCAGATATTGTACTAACTGCACAATGACACGCCCATCAATGAATGGTTATTGGAAAATAGCAGATAACCGCAAATCAAGGCGTTGGGTTTGCAAAGCCTGTTACGATTTAAAGTTTAAGCAAACGCCCTAGAACCTTTACTGTCGATGATTAACGCCTGCTTTCTTGGGGCAAGGTCTTTGCCATTTGGAATGCTTACATGAGTCCAACCGCCGCCTTTAATTGGGTCTGAAAATTCACGAATTACTTGGTCATAAGCCAAGCCGGATTTAATGATTGCTCGTACCACTTGGTCTGGTGTCATGCCTTTAACTTTTATATCTGCGGCAGCCCCACGACAATGTTGTGAGGTTTTTTTTCCACCCACTGCTTCATTCGCTAATGGACTACGATAGGCACTACTGATCTGTATTGGCTTATCTAAAACTTTTCGTACATCCTCTAGAAACAATGCCAAACGGCGCAGGTTCATCAAAACTTCATTAGATGGTGTTTGGTCAATGTGATGACGCGCAGCCGTTTCACTGGCAATCATTTCTTCTAGCGTGAAGTTTTCGGATAGGTTCATTTTTTAGTCGCTAATAAATCTGCTTTGTCTTTGCTACCTTGCGAACTACCAAAATAAAACGAAATCACTTGAGTAGCAGCACTAGTAAGAAAGCCTAAAGCATATATAACTATGTTCTCTTGTGAATCAGGAATATTTATAAACATTAAAACGCCAACCAATAAAAATGCTATTGATACAATTCCTAAAGCAAGAATAGGCATAACAAGTTTTTCAACAATATGCACTGCCGGATTGGTTGCAATCTCTAAATGCATTGCTCTTGCATTACCTCGATCTTTTACCTCTTGCTCAAACATGAATTCTTCATGCTTCATGGCAGCTTCTTTTAATGACGATAGCTTTTCATCAGAAAGTTTGCCATCAGAATCAGGCGTTAATGTGATGCCTAATTTTTCTTCAACATGAGCAACACCTTTATCCAGTACGGAATCAACAACCTTTTGCATACCTGCGCCTGCAAGTTGCGTTAATATTGGCACGAGTAATGGCAACATCAATAACCCCCTTGATTTAACATCCAAATCATTGCAGCAATAAAACCATAAAGAATTGCAGTTATAACTATTGCGCCAGTAACCGTATAACAAAAATCATAAATCTTTTGCCGCTTGCGCTTTGCCTTCATTTTCTCGGCAGCAATTTGCAATCTCTTTTCTGTTTCTGCCCTGCGCTTTTCTTCCGCTTTAGCTTCACGATCTGCCCTAAGTTTACTTAGGCGTGACCAAAATTCATCCCATAAACCTGCTTCATCAAAATGATAAATGAAGTAATGTTTTATTTGATCATAGTATTGTTTTATTTCCCTATCAATCGCCATCATTTCTATGACGTATTCAGCATCGCTTATAGGGTTTTCTAGTGTCATGCCTTGCTCTAAGGCAATATCTTGAGTATGTTTTGCTTCTTCTAGTTTTGTTTTGTTTATTTCGTATGTGCCTGCCAATGAAAAAAACTTAGTGATGGGTTTCATTGACGCAGATAATTCTTTGCCGGAATTAACACATTTGTTTATCTCATCAAATGTGCCACGCATTAATTCTGCGGTTTGTTTAATGCCTTCAATCGCTAATTTTGCGCCTTGAATCGCCAACCCTACTGCCGCTAATTCGATCATAAATCACCATTGCATTACCCTTTTGTTTCTATGGTGTCTTATCTTGCAAGCAGATTAATTAATAAAATTATGATTGTTCCTGCCCCGCCAATCATAATTGTTTCTAATCTTTTTAATCGGGCATTAACGCCACGCATTTCACGTTCTATGCCTTCATATCTAACGCTGCAAATGTCGATGTGAGAATTAACTTTTGCTTCCACTTCATTCACCGTTGCCATAATATTTACCTAAAGAATTTTCCGACCATCCAACAAACTACGGAATATCGTGTTCCCGAAATTATATCCTCAACTCCATGCGGAATGAATGAAGGAAATACAATTATTGTACCTTTTTTCTGCAATGGATAGACCTTTTCATGTCCTTGCATGAAATAAAATTTCCCACCTTCAAAGTCATCATTTAAAAATGCAAGAACCGTAAGTTTGCGGCAATCTTGTGCGGTTGGGTCTAAGAATGTATCCACATGAGTTGTATAGCGACCGCCTGCCGGATACTTTAAAAACTCTGCTTGATTAGAATGCGTAATATCAAACTTCCATGCTTGATGATTTGCTGCTAATCCTGCCGCAGCTAACCTGCCGCCAATGTCTTTATATGTTGACAGTATGATACGTTCAACATTTCTAATGTTTGTATTAACTGCGCCATCGCCAATATAAGGCAATTGTTTTTCTATAATTTCTTTATCGTATGATGCTATTAATTTAGTGCAAGCATCATCATTTAATATGTCTGTGTAAATCCACTGATTTATTTCTGTTGATGGTAAGTTTAACTTTTCTCTTTTATCAAACTTCCAATCAGCATATTTACCGTTTGCATCTACATAATGTAAAAACACTTGCGCTTGCCATTTGCCTTCAGTGTATTTTTCACGCCAGTGATGCTTAGTCATGCCATGATATAAAACGGCATCACCAATTTCCATATCAATTTTGCTTGCGTTTTGTTTGTCTGCATCGCCCATATAAATAGACCATACATCACCTTCAAAACCTAAAGTAATGGTTGCGCTTATTTCGCACGATTCCCTGTCTGTATGAATAACCAATTCATCATTAGGCGCATATAAACGCGCATAAGAATAAGTTGGATATAATTTTTTACCAGATGCTAATTCAAAATGTGGCAATAAATCTACAAGTAATTTGTCAAATATAGATGCGCCATGAACCGCATCTGATAATGGGCATTGTGTATCTTTTGTTGTTTGTTGTTGCTCAACCAATAATTTAAGTTGTTGCGTTAATTCAAAACATGAATCTTTGTGCAAAAAATCTTTCAAATGCACATATTGATCAACTTCAAATTGTCTTATCTTGTCGCACATTTATTATCCTATTCTATTATTTCTTCAACTATTGGTTGTTGCGGTATTGGTCTGCATTGCTCTTGTATGTAATACCATTGATCTGCTATGCAATCATCTTGACAAGCAGTCCAAAACAAAGGTTGTGCAACTTCAAAAGATACTGATTCAACTTGGCAAATTCTGACACCTTCATTGCCTAAGTAATCTATAACTTTTTCCATTGGTGATATTAAAGCCAACATTAGAAAAACTCCTCAATAATAACCACGCCAGTTGCGCCTGCGCCGCCTGTGTGTGTGCCTGAAGTGCCCAATGGTCTTGATGCTCCTCCTCCACCACCGCCATAACTTCTACCCGCAGCACCACCAGAACTACCAGCTACGCCATTGCCGCCACCACCCATTATTGAACTGCCACCTTTTCCACCAAATAGAATACTACCCGAAATGGCACTACCCGATCCGCCGCCATCGCCGCCAATATTTAAAGAGCCACCACTACCAACCCCACCTGCGCCGCCTGCCGTTTGTGCAGCAGGACCACCACCACCGCCACCCGCAGTTGCGCTTGCAATTGCGCCAAACGAATTAGTACCTGCGCCTGCCGTGACTGCAATAGCACTAGCAGGTAATGCAGGCGCGAGTGCATAATAAATTGCTGCGCCGCCACCGCCACCGCCGCCCCCACTGTTACCTGCCGCCGGATTTGATGCCGCATTCCCGCCATTACCGCCTGCACCAACAACAGTAACTTTAATTGCTTTCAATGATGCGGGTTTTGTATATGAACTAGGTGAAGTATAAGCAGCTAAAGCATAACCACCACCACCGCCTGCAACCGAAATAGGGCTTGATGTCCATGCAGAGCCATTCCATATAAGAGCATCGTTTGTGGTTGTGCCTGCAAACATATTGACTTGTGATGTGCCTGCGCCAAGCAATACCTTACCTGTGTCTAATGTTGCTCTGCCTGTGCCACCATTAACAACTGCCGCACTATTAACTAGCCCTGTGCTTGCATCAAGTTGCCCTGAAGTGTTTACCTTGTTAGCTAACTGTCCTAAATTAAATGCTTGCGTCATGCTGCACCTGTCCTGTCAAATGTTTGTTGATTAAGTACGTTCACGTTTGATGTTGGAGCTGTTGTTAAAGTGTAAGTGCCTGTAGATGTAGTGTAATCAGTTGGAGTTTTTAACAAACAACCATTATTGTACAATTCAAAAGCATTAACGTCATAAGAATAATTGTAAGAAGAAACACCAATTGCAGTGTTAATTGTAGATAAAGAAGGCAAGCCCGCAGGCAATCCCTGATTGTTAGGCGTAAATTGAAATATTTGTAAATTGCCTGTAACTACCGATGGAAAATTACTTAAAGTATTACCGACCAAATCAAAATCTTGGTCATTAACAATTACGCCATTACAAAAAATTACTTCTGAGCCAGAAACAAATTGCCATTGTGTCGGCGTGTAAGTTGGAACACTAGAAACAGTATCAGAAAATCTTGAAAACGCAGGATATGCAGAACCCACTGCACGATAACGGTAAATACTATCGCCTGCGGTTGCTGTAAATGTTCCAGTAAATGTAATTTGGCTTGTCGCATAATTAACCGATGCAACAGTGTATTGAGTAGGTGAGCCAGTATCGGCAAAAGTTATTTTGTCGCCCGCATAAATAAGTTGGTGCGTTAAATTAGAATATGTAAGAGTTGAAGTACCTGAACCACTTGAATAAACAATTCCTAAATTTGCATAAGTGGCTGAATTAGCAACTGGAACAAAAGAAAAAATTGCAACTTCTTCGCCAACTACGCAAGCATTATTCATTGTGATTGATGCGCTTGTTTCTGTGTAGTCGCTTATTGGGTCTAACAATAAACCATTTCTAAACACCCAATTTTGACCAACAATAAATTTAGAACCTAACCAAGAAATAACTACTGGAGTATTGTTTTGCCATGCAATAACGGCAGAAGAATTATTTACCCATGCAATAGTTTGTGCTGCTCTTGTTGGAGTAAATACAGTTTGCCCTGCGGTTGCGGTAAATTCTTGACTTGTATAATTAAAATCATCAGGCAATATAAGCCCAAGAACGCGACCATAAATATCAATTGTAATTGTTGTGCCTGCGCCTGTAAAACTTGATGCACCGCCAAAATCCAAAATTGGCTGTAAGCCGCCAACCATTGTGCCGTCATTATTGTTTGTAATAACAAGTTGACCACCGCCTGTGGTTGTAGTTGCTGTCTTTGTTACTTGTCCTGTTCTTAAATCCAAATCAATAAAATTAATTGTGCCTGCTAATGCCGCCCATATTGAAGCATCATAAGTTGTTGTTGGAACAAATGCGCCTGTACCTGCCGCCTGTGTAGCAGGAGCAATACCAAAACTAAAAGTTCTGCCACCTCTATTTGTATAAGCAAGAAAATAAACTGTGCCGAATGTAGGTTGTGCTAAATACCATGTGTAATCATTTGGATTAGAACTAAAAGTCTGATTTGTTGAATTGTACAAACCATAATAAGATTTTCCTGTTGGTGATGCTGAAAGCCCTGTTCCAATTATGTCATTTGCATAAGCAACAATTAAATACTTTTCTGCATAAGTGAATGTTGTTGGTCGCCATTGTAGCAATGATGATGCCGCAGAAAAATCACTAGATGCAATCTGATTAACCATTCTTGAAAAGAAATACCAATTGCCCGATGGAATGTCGGTAAGTGTAACCACTGGCATTGCTGTTGATTGGCTATACGGATTACCGTTAGATTGAATAGCAGTTGTTCCTGCAAATATTCTTTGTGCCGCAGTTGGCGTTGCAAAAGCAGAATACCAAATTTCTGCATACTGAACTATTCCTGCGGTACTAGTTGTAACAGTAACTTGAAATGATGGGTTAGGCGCAGAAGGCAAAGCCCCCCCAATAACAGGCGCAGGAATTGTTCCAAATGTTGTCGGACTACCTAAACCAGTATTAGGCGCAGGCGCAAATTGTGTAATGTTTGCATCATCATAAACCGCAGGATTAAATTCAAGTAATGATAATGCCGCAGTAACCGAACCATCATCACCAAATTTTTCAGTGACTTTTGCAATCCTAAATAGTTTGGAAGTCCATCCATAATTAGAACTTGTGACGGTTACAATATCGCCTGCTTCGAGTTGAATGCCTGAAAAATTAATTGTAAGTTGTACTTGCAAATCTTCTCGACAAGATTCTAAAAATCTATTTGCAAGCAATTGCGCCCTTACATTTCCATTCACTAACTGCAATGTAATTTGTTGTTTGTTTACTGGTTCATTAGGGTAAAGCAAAGAAGGATTAATTACAGCAAGATCAAAAGTTACCGATGCAAAAGAATCTTGCTCTGCACCATCAGGAAATTTAACTTCTGCAATATTAAAAGAATTGCTAATGTCTGTAGGTGAAATTTGAATGCCAGAAACAATATTTGAATTATCTAATGCCATTGCAACCGTATAAGTTGGTTGCTGAACAATAACGCCCCATTGTGCTGTTATTTCATTATATTTAACTAAACAATCACAACTTGATGCCATTAACTGTAAGTTTGTCATAATGGGTTGATTAGTGTCTAATGACCCATCAAATTGAAACCGTTTTAATGTTTGAGAAAATCCATCAAAATCTATGTAATTAATTAAAGCATTTGAATAAGTATTTAAATCAGTTAATGATGCAGTGTTTACTTGCGCCGTAGTTAATGCTGCGCCGTATCTAGTTGATGTTAAATAATCTAAGAAACAATCGCCGGGTGCTTTGCGTGAATTTGTAATTTGAAATCTTATTTGATCTAAACCACGCACATTTGCTGTAACGCTATAAGTTAAACGTACAATAGCAAACACAGTGTTTGACATTAATTTTGTAGCATCCCATTTATAAACTAAATTGGGATCAGACAAAACATTAATTGCGCTGTTTGCTGTGTTTACAGGATTGCTACTACCATTTCTATAAAGATAAATATTAATTTTACCGTTTACTGTTGTGTCATCTAAGCCAGTTGACATATCACGCAAGGCATTTACTTTTGTTAAATCAGTACCATCAAATATTACTTTTTTGCCTGAATAAAATATATCGCCAAAAGTAAAAGTATCAGGCGTTCCACCTGTTTCAGTATTTGTTACTTCCGATAAAGAAATTACATAATAAATTTGTTGATTGTTGCTTGTAATAGTCATATCGGTTATTGCGCCACCAACCCAAGCAGTACCGTAAACAATAGGCAATTTATTATCTGCGGCAGGCGGCACTGTTACACGATTGCCGGGATTTGGAACACTGCCCATACCGTTACTAAATGAAGGCGCATCAGGCGCAAATACTCTTGCAATAACGGCAGACGCAACAAGATTAATGGCAAACGCTACAATTGCACCTTGAAGAGTTGCCATATATGCTGCGGTAAGTATTAATGATGCAACCATTTTATTTAACCCAAGTTTCTTCCAGTTTGCTTAAACCAAATTTTTTATAATTTAAATCAGGCGAACTAATCATTTTGCTCATTGTGTACATTTGAATCTTGCCTGATTTCATCATCTTGTCGCACTCTGCAAAATAAGCCTTTAAAAGTCTATGTGCAATAGTGCCACCTCTAAATTCTGGTTCTACCCAATACGCTATTTCACTACATTGTTTAACTTTTGGATTCCATACATTAGTAATTATGCCGCCAATAATCATGCCAACAACAGTGCTATCTTTTTCCGCTAATAAAATAAATCCCGAACCTACAATAATTTCAGTAAGAAGTTTTTCTATATATTCTTGGTCGTCTGCTTGTCTTAAAACTTCTATTGGCGCAACACTTCTAAAATTTTTTAACATATCAATAATTTTTGGTATGTCAAATTTGTTTGCTTGTCTTATCATGTTTTATCCTTTATGAATTCATTGGCGCATCTTTTCCAAAGAAATAATTAATGGTTGAAATATAATTTACTCGATTCATTGAAGTGTCGGCAGAATTATAAAATTGCCATGAATTATTATTTGTATATCTTCCTGCTACTCTGTTTTGTAGAACTAATTGTATTGATGAACCTGAAACATTAACAGTGCCAATAAATGTTCTTAATTCTTCATTCCATTCTTCATTAATAGCAAATGAATTTATGTAACCATTAAAGAATTGATACAAACCACCTGTGCCGCCCGCAGTAATTAACTCATTATTTGTATTAAAAAAACCATGCCACATTTCTAATTCAGACCCTTTAATATCAGAGCCTAAAACTAATGAGAGCATTGTTGTATCAATACCAACTAAAGTAATTGTTGTTTCATTTGCTGTTGATTTAATGTCGCGGGTTGCATTGCCAACGCTAACAAGTTGACCTAAACCTGAAAATGGTAAAACATCAACTGCGGAAACTGTTATAGATGTTGGCGCGGTAGAAAATCTATATGTTGCGCTTGGCGTAGTAATGCGAACAAAATCGGCATAGCGAATATTGTTTGTATTATCAACTGGAGCAATTACGTTCACAGCACGACCTCAATTGCTTTAAATCCACCACTCCATTGAATGAATGAATCATTAGTCATAGGAATTAAAGTGTAGGTTGGATAATCGCGCATAGTCACAGGAAAAGTGACACCAGTATAAGTGCTTCCACCAAGACTAACTGTAGTGCCGTATTGACCAATGACAGCCCCTATAGGTGAAACTAATGTTGTCATGATGGTTCGGTGAACTGGAATGCTTACAGTTGAACTAGCACCGCGCAATACGTTTGCCGTTGCTATGTAAGCATAACGATCAATCTGAATAAAATCACCTGTCTTAACTATAAACGCAGTCGAGCTTATTGAAGGCAATGAACCTAGAACAATTGTTTTATTTGCGCTTGCTATTTCAATTTGACAAGCAGCCGCCTGCAATGGTGTCATGTCGCCTTGATAATTTATATAGTTAAGCCATCCAGTTAAACCAAAGTTTAAGTAGCTTTCATATTGTTTATCTACTGCTCTAAGCGCAGATAATACTGCACGATTTTGAGAATAAAGCAGGTAATTCATTGGCTTTATTTCAAACTCAAATGGCTGTACAGTTAAAATTTCGGATGTATTTAAGCGCATATTGCGCGACAACATTTGACCAATAAACCTATGGTCATTTATTCCAACCGATTCAGCAACAGAAAGTATTGTTTGTAAACTCATAAGTAAACCCAATTTTGCTGCGCTTCATCCCAAACATTAACGGCATCTAATGGCTGTGGAATTGGCGGTTGCCATAAGCAAGAATCTTCATCTAATGACCATGATGGGTAAGGTTGCGGAGGAATAAACGCATCCCTTATTTCATCATATTTATAACCAATTCCTGCATAGTTTTTTCTGTATGCAATGCCGCCATTTTTGTGCTGCCCACCGTAGCTATTGTAACTTGTGCGCTTACAAACTTGACCTATTTCTTGCGAATAAAATGCTTCCCATTCATCGCCATCATTGCCGACAATTACTTGCGTGACAATATTATTAGAATCTAAAAATGCGTAGTGTGCCATATTGTTTACCAAGAAATTGTACCTGTGCCTGCGGTAAATTTATAAACTTTATACCCTGATCTTGATGTTGTATCTGGTGTGGTATTGCCTGCGCTACCATTGCAAGTAAGTCCCGCGCTTACACTTACTAAATTAGCGTATGTGTTAGGGTAAGCAATAACAACAATTCCTGAACCGCCTGCGCCTGCAACACTTGAGCTTGTACCTGAACCACCTCCGCCTGAACCTGTATTAACTACACCAGAACCTGCTGTGCCTGAACCGCCTGCTATACCACTACCACCAATTCCACTAGCACCTGTTCCTGCTGTGCATCCTGAAGCAGAAAAAATACCCGCACCGCCGCCGCCTGCATAAGCAATAGGTAAGCCAGTAATTGTTCTAATCCCTACAGCACCGCCGTTGCCGCCTTGTGTGCTAGTTCCGTTGCCGCCTACATTTCCATAACCACCGCCGCCACCGCCACCATATTGCGCCACGTTGCCTGCGTTGTTGCCGCCTGCACTGCCTTGCGATGGTGATGTGCTTGGCGTATTACCTGCCGCGCCTGTAATAGTAGCTGCCGCCACTTGTGCGCCACCGCCTGAACCGCCTGTAGCTGCGGATAGACCACCGCCTGAAGCCCCGCCGCCACGCCCGCCGCCTGTGGAAGTAATGGTTGAAAATACAGAATTACTGCCGCTTGCATTTGCTGCGCCGCCTGCGCCAACTGTAGTTGTATATGCAGTGCTTGCAGTTACAGCAAACGCTGTGTCAAATCGATACCCGCCCGCACCGCCACCACCGCCTTGTGTGCCGCCGCCGCCTGCACCGCCGACTATAAAAGTTTCAACTGTAGGAGGAACGCCGCTTCCGCCATTAGATGAACGAGCAATCGCGCCTGCAATGAATCCTAATACGCCACTCATTACGTTAATCCGTTACCAGAAATAAGCCAAGTTGTTGCAGTCATTTTAATTGCTGAAGCCATGCCATATTGAGCAAGTGATCTTGTGCCAGTTGTGCCTGTGCCTGCTAAATACATTGTGTCAGTTGTAATCGCAATTGATACAACTTGTGAAGTCATATTAAGAAAAGTTAATACTGTGCCTAATGGATATGCAACAGAAGCATTAGCGGGAATGGTAAATGTTCTTGCGTTAGCATCCGTTGACGGATGAAAAATTGCTTTGCCCGAATCAGCAAGAACCGCAGTATAAGCAGCCGATTGTGAATTGATTGGTACGTTTTTAAAACCAACCGAGTCAGTACCATCAACCGTACAATTACTTAATGTTCCGCTTGCAGGCGTACCCAATGGGTCACCACTAACTAAACATACCGCAAAATTACTATCTAATTGTGATAACGGTAAATTTGATGTTGCTGTTGCGAATGTATATGGAACTGCCATGCTTTACCTCTATCGTGAAATTGGAACACTACGATTTGCCGATTGATATGCTGCCCAAATCGTATCTTTATTTTTAGCCAAAAACGCCATGCCTGATTGCGTATCTATTGCACTCATGTTGGCAATGTAATTACCGTTAATTGTCATGCCGCTATTGCTACCTGCCGCCGCCATTTGTTGCCATGAGCCATGCGGAATAACTGTTCCCGGTGTGCTTGGTATAAATAATTCTGCGCCATTTTCGCCAACAAGAGTAGGTGAATTAATTGCACCACCTGCTGCTGCTTTTTTCCCGCCAAATAAATCACCAATAATACTTCCTGCCGAACCACTAGAACCACCAATTGCAGACCTAAAAGAACTAAACGCCATAGAAAATATTGCTGATGCTTGCGCTCTTAATTCCATATACATTAAATCTTTTATTATGCTTCCAGTTAATTCACTAAAAGAAAATTTACCAGTATCAACAAACTTTCTTAATGCGCCTTCCATGTTAGACATTACAGATTGAAATGCTGCTTTACCTCTATCAGATGCCCTTGCTGCCGTTTCTGTATATTCCTTCATGGCTTCAGCCCAACCTGCCGACCATGATTTTTGTCTTGCAACTTCAGCTTCAAAATTTGATCTTCTCATTTCTTCTAATTTATTTTGAAAATCCATTTCAGCAAAATATAGCGTGTTAATACCTCTAATTTTTTCATCATATAATCGTTTTGCATATTTTTGTTCTTCTGCGGATGTTCGTTCTAATTGGCTTAATGCTTCTGCTTCTGCTTGAGATTTTTTTTGTATTATTGCCATTCGTTCTTTAGCAATATCTATATTCAATTTTTCGCGGTTATAATCTTCAGCCCGCATTGAAAATCTTTTACCTTCTAATTCAAGCATTTTTTGTGAATTAGAATATTCCCAATGCGCCGCATAATACTTTGCTTCATATAATTTTTTTACTTCTGCTGTTTCTATTTTATATTTTTCAATCATTTTGTCACGAGCACTTTGTTCCATGCTCCGACCTGCAGCACCACCAGTTGCGCCTTGTGTTTTTGGATATTCTTCATCATCCGGCATTGGATTTAATTGGTCAGCAAAAACATATGCTCCAACAGTTGCCGCCGCAGTTAATGCAAGTAACCAAGGATTTGTAATTGCAATCATTCGTATGGCGTTAGCTAATTGCACAACACCACGAACTGCCTTAACACCAAATGCAATAGCAAGCGTGACACCTAAAACTTGAAAACCTTTAGTCATTGCTTCTATACGGCTTTCAGAAGGCAATAAATTAATTAAATCAGAAACTGGTTTCATTGCTTGTATTGCGGCAATTTTCATATCACCAAAAAACAATTCTAATTTTTGTGCAGCATCGGCAGCCGATTTAATTGCTTGCGCTTGTTTATCATATTTGCCCGCAGCTTTATCTGCTTCATCGCCAAGTTTTACAAAGTCAACGCCTTTTGCCGCTTTGCCAAACAATTCCATACCAAGAGCATTTCTTGTAATGCCATCTTGAATTTGTGCCAATCCTTTGATTGTTTTTTGTCTTAATTCATCACTAGACAAAAAACCTAAATCTTTAGTTGAAACACCAACTTTTTTAAAAGAATCTCTTAATTTATCACTGCCTTGTGCTGCACCATCTACTGCGTTTGTAAATGAAGAAAATAATTGAGATATTTTTCCTGCATCACCACCTGAAGAAACTAATGCCTTTTTTAATTCAAGAACTTTACCAACAGTGGTTTCATTAGCATCCGCTAAATCTGATATTTCATCGGCAGTTTTTGCTGCAATTGCGCCAAACGCCAACATAGCAAGCGCAGTTGCATTAGCGGCAGTTTTAACGCCATCTAATATTTGTTGAGTTTCTCTTAAATTTTGCTTAAATTGTTTGCTTTTTAATTGAGCAGCATCAACGCCTTTGACAAATTCTTTTGTATCAAGAGATAGGATTGCACCAAGTCTTGCTATGTAACTACTCATAATGTATCCTTACTTTTTCTTGCTTGATATTTGTCAATCTTTGCTTTTAATTGTTGATTTAATGTATTTAAAATGCTTGATTGATTTGATTCTAAAGCAGGTCTAATAAATGGATGTGCTGCTTTATCTGCCGTTCCAAATTCCTCACTTAATGAAACTTTAGATTGTTTAACAGATAAAATTGCAATTGCCGCATCAGAAGGATAAACATATTTAGATTCTTGATCTCTGTCTGTTGGTCTGCGAGCATCAACTTTTATACTGTTTTTCATTTCACCTGTATCTGCTCTTGCCAGTGATTTTGCTGTTGGCAATGCAGCCATCATTGCTGCTCTTAATGCAGGCACTAATACTTTTTTATTTACGTCTGTGTAGCCAAATTCCTCGCCCATCTGCGTTAAGGTTTTATCAAAATCATCAAATCCAAAAGTTTCAATTCTCATTTTTTGGCTTTAAAAATTTATGTGAATTTGGGTTCATTGACATAAACGCTAATAACTTTTCATTTACTGCATTCTTGCTTTGTTCTTCAGTTAATGGTTGATAAATGTATTTGTGGAATATTCCTAAAACATCTTGCAAACTATATGCTCTAGAATTTGCATTTCTAATGTAATTAAAAACACCAGTAGTTAATAAGCCATTTACGTTTGCTAATACTTTGTTACCAAATAATCCATCATTTAAAGCAATCATAACCAACTGGTAATCATCTTCGCCCATTGCGTCAGGGTTAGCACCATGCGCCAACATATATGCTCGCGCTTGTAGTCGCAATGAGCCTATTAGTTTTTTCTTGTTTCCTCGTAGCCGGGAGATATAACTTCAATAATCTTTTTCATTACTTCCATCTGCACAGCAAATGGGAATGCTTCATCTATATCCGCATAAGTAATCGTATCCATACTATCTGCTTCATTTGTAGGCACTAACAAACGAATCATTTGCGTAATTCTTTCTTCCGTTTTTGCGGTAAGAATAGATATTTCTTTTATAGATTTACCATCAACAACAATATCATCATCTAAAAATTTTATTTCATCGCCTTCAATTTCTGCCCTGTCTTTTATAAATGATGCCGACATTTCTTCATATTTTTTTGACCAATCAACTTCATCAACCGCTTTTGTAATTGCTTCCATTTCGGATGCAAGCGGAACTCTAACACGCAGTTTTTGCCCTGCCATTGTGAATTCACGAATGCGAATGTTGTCTAAATTTATATTTAATGCGGAAGAAAGTTTCATGTCTTATCCTTTTTTAATAATGCCTGTATAAATTTCATTGTTTAGTCGGACTACATAATCGACTATTTCTTGTGGTGTCATCTTGTCAGCGTGATTGGCAGCAATGGAATGAGCCAGTGCAATACCTGTCAGCTTTTGTTGCGGAAAACCAAACCAACTTTTAGGCGCAGTTAATGATTGCTCTAATAAATAACCTAATAAATCATTACTTGATTGAATGTTTGTTGTCATATATTTTAATGTAAAAAAGCCCCCGAAGGGGCATTGTTTTAGTTGTTCGACCAACCGTATTGGTTGCCACGCGGATGTATCGTAAAGACACATTTAGCTTCTGCGCCGGGATCAGATTGAATCTGAAATTCAGAAACACGACCATTAAAAGCATAAGCAATTGTGTTTGCACCATCCACCGCAGCAACTACAAAAGTGCGATCAACAATGCCGCTATAAGCATCACCACGAATCAGCAACAATGCAGCATCAGAAGGATTCCACGCAGCCGTTACCGACAAAGAAGTTGGTGCAGACTGTACTGGAATCTTATCGGATTGGCGTGAACCCGCGACCGAATAGTTAACTACGCCATCATCCTGTCCGAATGCGGGTATGCTTTCAACAGGAACTAATGTACCCGCCGCGCCTGTGCCGCCTGCGCTAGTGCCAACAATAGTTGCAACTTGTGCAGACCATACAGATAAATTTGCAGTTGTTAATGTTGTTGGGGTTGCGCCTGTTTGCATAAATAACGAAGCAGCAAATCCGGGTAGAACTCTATTAGGTATAGCCATGATAAATTTCCTTTATACGTTATTTGACCAACCGTATTGGTTGCCGCGAGGATGAATTGTGAAAACGCACTTAGCTTCAGCACTGGGATCACTTTGTATTTGGAATTCAGAAACACGACCATTGAATGCATAATAAACAATGTTTGCGCCATCTACCGCAGCAATAACAAATGTGCGATCTACAATTCCACTATAAGCATCGCCACGCATTAATAACAACATTGAATCAGAAGGATTCCATGCGGCAGTAACGGATAAAGATGTTGGTGCTGATTGCACTGGTATCTTGTCAGATTGACGCGAACCTGCAACTGCGTAATTTACAACACCGTCATCCTGTCCGAATGCAGGAATAGATTCAACTGGTAATTGATTGCCGCTAATAGCAATTGCAGCTACGTTAGCTAATGTCGATAATTGAGCAAGCGTTAATGCAGTAGGGGTTGCCGAAGGTTGTGCGTAAAGTATCGCAGCAAATCCGGGAAGAACTCTATTTGGTAATGCCATGATTTATCCTCGAAAAAGTTAAAAGTCTGTCTTATGTCGGAATATCCATTGTGCAATCAAGGTAAATGGAATGTAAATTTATATCGTTCTCATATGTATTATAAAGAAAATCAATATCAAGTTTACTAATATAAAAACCAGTTACCCCACCAAACTGCCCACTGTATCCATGCAATGCTTGTATTATCGTGTTTGCTATGCCAAACGCATCTTGCAATGTGCCTGCATATATATTGGTTTGGAATATAGGTCTGTCTATACCCTTCACCGATTGCGTTGTGCCTGTGTAAACATCTTGATGCACATTACGCAAATTCCATGTTATAAACTTTTGTTGTGAAGCAAAATTTCTGTTGAAAGAACCATACACTGGCACAGGGTTTGCAGTTGTGGTTAGCTGTGCTTGTATCGCCTTTGCATAATCTAAAACATTATTTTGTGTAGCCATAATTAAATCGCCGTTGATGGGTCATTGTGGTAACACAAAAATGTAACGTGCATCCTATCATTTGATTCAATTGCGCTATCAATGCGCCAATCTAAGTTGCGCCATGTGATTGAATACAAGTTTTGATTATCGTAAATGTCGCGTGTGTACGGCGTAAAATTAAAAACAAAATTAATCATGCCAGTATAAACGCGATATTTATCAGTAATCTTTAAATCGTTTTTAACTTCTTTAACTTCAGCTTTGCTATTAAATTTTAAAGTTTTAGTTGTGACTGCTTCGCCATATTCATTTGTGGTAAATGTAAGGTCATAAACATTCACATCTTCATATCTTTTAACCATCACATCACCAATGGTTTATATGGTCTAAGCAATGTATCCACACCTAATGGTATCTGTGCCAATTGCCCAACCGTATCACCAACTGCGGAACGGTTATTGTATAAATGCGTAAACCACAATAAACCCGCTTGTTTTATAACTGGGTAAGTTGCTAATGATGATGCCGCAAGCGTATAAGTAGCAATGACAGGTGAAGTCATTTGCGGATTAATTGATGTCGGCAAATCTGTAACAATTATCTTTTGCCCTGTAGGGTCATAATAATAATTAGCTTGGTTTACCGTAGTTAATACTGTTGGCGTTGCATCGTTGTAATAAGCAACTGAATTAATTGTCACGCCGCCTTGTGATGTTTCAGGCAAATCAAGTGACAGTGGTGAGCCATATAAAGCAGATGCACCATAATAAACTTTGTATTGAACGCTAGTAATTGCAAGACCTAAATAATCTTCAATCGCCATTCGTATTGCTAATTCCAATGCAGTTAAATATGTGTCTTGGCTAGTGTCAGAATACAGGTTTAATTGATTTCTAATTTCAGTAAGCGTTAACCACGCAGTCGCAATATTACGGTTGGTCTGTTCAAACCAATCATAATTGAACGGATTGCGAGTAGGCGCAAGTTGAACAAATCCTAAACCTGTTTCTTGAACTGGCATAATTAAACACCTACTAAGCGAATACCTGCAAACGGGTCACGAACTGTGCTTGCTAAACGGCGTTCTGCATACAGTGTAATAAAACCGGGCGCAGTTTGTTCAAATGCTTGTATCGTCATTTCTTCAACGTCAGCAATCGTTACAAAATTTTCCCATGACGCTAAGTAAATATTAAATTTACCTGCACCAGTTGTTTCCATGTATGGATTTGGTATTACAGGGAATCCAAAAATATGAGTTACTGCGCCACCAAAAGCATCACCATTTTCAGTAAATTGCCTTGTAAGATTACCGCCAGTAGCAGTTAAATTTCGCAATTCATGAATAGTTTGTGGGTGCATCATCCATGCGGTGCTTGGCGTGTTCCAATATTGTGCAGGAAATAAACGAGTTAAATCTGTAATGTCAGAATAAGAAACTGCCGCCGCCGCTTGAGTGTAAGTTGCAATGCTGTGAATACCATTAGTGATTGCTGTGCCGCTTGTGCCATAAGCAGAAGAAGCCGCACTAGTGTACATATTTAAACCGCGCAAACCGTTTGTGCCGCCTGTGCTTGTGGTTGTTGAACCTGCTTGGTCATTATTGATAATCATTGACTGCGCTTCAATAGCACCAAATTCAGCCATTAAATCAGCAACTAATGTTTCATCTAAATAGTTTACATCCGACAAGACCGCGCTACGAACTGGAAGTTGTGCGGTAATAACTCGCGTTGGCAATTGCCAGATTGTTGTGTTTGTGTTTGGCGTTCCGCTATCTGCGGTAAACGTGTATCCAAACGGATTTGTTTGATTAGCTGCGTTACCAGTTTTAGCTACAAATTGAATAGCACTTTGACCCGCTCTTTTTACTATTCTTGCTTTTTGACGAATTGGATTTGCAAATCGCATTGCAGCAAAAGCATCATCAAATAAAGTACGACCACCAACATTGTTACCGCTTCCAGTAAGCGCAGATGCTTCGCGCAAGTCAATGGTGATCTTATCGCCAGTTTCTAGCGTCTGTTTAATACCTGAAAGGATTTTTTCGTTGGCTTTCATATTTTCCATTCCTAAACAAAAAAACCCCTACCAGTACATTCTGATAGGGGCAACCAAAAGTTAGGTTGATGTGCCAGTTGAACGATAACGTACACCCGAAAAAGGGTTAACTACACTGGATGCTAGACGAGTTTCGCCAAAGAAAGTTATAAAACCGGGAAGGGTCTGGTCATATCTACGCAGAACCATGCTTAAACGATCTACGATAGTGTGGAAACGTGACCAATCAGCAAAATACATTGGATATAAACTGTTTGTACCTGCCGCGCCAGTTGTTAATTGTGATGGTGTGTCAAGATACTTATTAACAACAACATCAAAGCCAAGCAATGTACCAACAATACCGTCATTGCGAGCCAAGCCATCAACATAGATTGGGCGTTTTTGATCGTCAGTTAAACCGCGAATCTGTTGCAGCAATACTGGATTAATTACAAACTTGGTTGTTGGTGTCCAATATTCCTGTGGCAGTGAATATACAAAATTTATAACGTCTTTGTAAGTAATGTTCGCCGCGCCGACAGTGTTAGCGTTGGTAGTGAGTTGGTCATAAGTAGCAAGCGAATGCAAACCACTACTAGAGCCAGTGCCAGAAGTACCAAAGGCAGCAGTAGTAACTGAACCGCCTGCATAAGTAGCTGCCGCACCCGCATAACTATCAAGTCCACGTAAACCATTTGTGCCACCATAAGGATTAGAAACAGATTGTGCAGCCTGATCATTATTCTGGATCATTGAAAGTGCCTGTGATTGTGAAAACTCAACAAGCATATCTGAAACAACATTAGCTTCTAAACCATCAATATCATCCAATGCTGCGGTACGAATTGGGAACTGTACGTTCAAATCTTGCAGCACTAATTGCCATATGGTTGTGTCTTCGGTTGTAGCTGCACCATTGTTTTGAATAGAGTACCCCCATGCCGCGCCACTGTTGCCAATTTTGCTACGAAATTGATATGAAGAACCATCGGTTGCAACTTCGCGTGATACGCCGCGCATTGGGTTAGCCAAACGCAGTGGTGCGAATACAGGGTCATAAGCAGTACGACCACCTTGATTGTTACCGCCGCCTGTCAGTGCAGATGCTTCTTTTTGGAAAGCATCATACTGTGCAGCATCTTCAAACAACTTAACTTCTTTTTCCATGCGAGCATTAGATTTGTAAAATGCGGAAAGTTGTTCTGCAACTTTACGATTTACGTCAACCATTACGCCTGCATTTGCACGAATGATTGAAGGCGTACCAACTTGGGAAACCTTTGCTTCTAGTGCGGAAACTTTTTCAGCGAACTCTGCTTTAGCAGCTTCAACTTGTGCAGTTGCTTCAGCGATTTTTTCAGTAACCATTGCTTCGGTTTCTGCTTTAACTTTAGATTCAATTGAATCTAGCTTTTCAGTGATTTTATCTAACATGATTATTCCTATTAAAAATTAAGATAAGCGTGTTTCTAAAGCCTTGAGCAAATCTCTTTGTTCAAGATACTCTAAAAACTCTTTTGCCGCATCCGATTCAGCATCGCGCATTTCGGTAGTCGGTTCGACATTAACCGTTTCAACATCACGTTTTGCGGTTGCCTTGCCAAAAATAGACGCGGCAATAGTCGCATCTTTTTTCGAAATCCCCGCTTCGCGCAGAGCTTTCTCAAATACTTTTAAATTAAATGAACCATCTTCGCGGAAATATTCTAGCTTGCTAATATTTGCCATCGGGTTGTTTGGGTTCATGACGATTGACACTTCAGCCAATCCACCTTTAGTAATGCTGAAATAACCATCTTCATCGGCATCAATGCCTGCTTGAAGCATATTACCTTCAGCATCTACCATTTCATATTCGTCTGCATATGCGCCAACAGAAACACCACCAACCATCATTGGCGATTCTTTCATGATCGTGTATAAATCTTTTCCTGCGCTTGTATTAACAAAGATATTGCCTTTGCCAATCATACCGTCATCGGTAAATTCAAACTCATCCCATTGACCAACAGGCATTGATTGATCGTTATGTTGGAAATACATTGGCAGTGGTTTACCCATTGCAGCAAATTCTTTTGCCCACTGTTTAAATGCTTCAGGCTGATAGTTAAACTTGCGACCGTCTGCACCTTCTCGCGCACCCCAAGTGGTAAGCATTGCTTCAATCTTGCCCATTGAATCCATTGATTCATCGGCAGATATGCCAAGCGCAACTTGGGATTCAAAAATAAATGTGACATTTTTAGTCATGGAAAATCACCTTTTTTTGTTTCATGCCATTTGCCTGCATTGGCTTTTTAACTCGCTTGTCCGCAGCTTGTTTTATTTTGTCGGCAATCTGTTTTTGCTTTGATTGCGATTGATTTGGTTTCATGCTTTGCCTGCTCTGCCAGTTTTACCAACTGCACTGGTATTGCCGCCGCCGCCTGTATCTTGTGGTGAACCTGCAAAGGGTTCTTGTTTGCTGCTAGATTTATTTAAACTGTTGGCAATACTATCATCAATTTCTGCAAGCCCCAAATACTTTCTTGCTTCATTAGGCGTAAAAATTCCTGCGTTGACACCCGCCACAGAATAATTCATTTGGTCAAGTGGCGCACCCTTTAAAAAGTTTTCGGTTTGGAATTGAATGTATAAGTTTGGAAATCCTTGTAACAAACTCATTTTTAATTTTTGTTCTATGTTAGTCAGCAATGGTGACATTGTGCTTTTATAGAATTCATCTAGCATTGATTGTGTATTGTTAAACTTACCTTCACCAACACTAATCATTTGTGGCGGTACACCAAACACGCCGCAAATTCGTTTCATAGTTTGTTCTTTCAACGCAGCTAAATCTGCATCCTGAATTGAAAGCATATCGACAGGCATATACTTCATGCCATTGTCTAGCAACATACCTTGACCGGGTTTTGATGGGTCAGTTGGTCTTGAACCTGTTAACTGTGACCAACCTTCTTTTAATCGTGCGGCAATCTCTTTATATTTTGAATCAGGAATAACTTGATCTGTGACAAACAAACCGCTTGGCTTTGCGCCGTTTTGCATAACGTAGTTTGCATATAAATCAATGTCTTGATCTAAGCCGACCAACTCCGCAAGCAATGTTCCTTTATTCCAACCGCCTGAACCTTGCCAACCCATTTCCATTAAATGAATTACTTGCCAATAATCTAGCGGTTGATTCTTTGAGAACCCATAGCTTGGTGATGACAGCACATACATTGGGTAACGTGTTTCTGTTAACTGTGTAGTGATTAAAGTTGCATCTAATACATACATCTCTAATGGCGTTTGATCTGATTTGGTTTGGTCTTTACGCCACAGCACTGTGTAGCATTCGCCTGCCATATCTAACCACATCGAGAACTGATACCAAAATTCGTATTGGCTTTGGAAGTTGTTTGGGTTGGTCAGTAAACTATAAACTTGCCGCGCCTTAATTTTATCTCTTGGAGTTGTAGAATCATGACAAGCATTAACGTAATTATCATCTTTGTCATAAGTCATTATCTGTATTGGCAACTGTGATAATGCTCTTGCCTTAACTGCTAAACAAGCCATGACCGTACTATTGCGTGACAGCACCGACATATCGACAATGCGCCCTGCTTGCGTTGCACTAGATGTGGTCACATACAGCATTTGCTGTAGTGCTTGTGCTGAACCTGTATTACGCAGCACATTATTACCAAGCGCAGTTTGCCCAAATAACGTATTAGATTCTTTTTGGTTCTTATTTTTTCTGTTAAAAATATCTAATAAAGCCATGATTTAACCCTCAAAATGTTCTGAATCCATACCCGCCATGATCTACTGGATGATCTAATGAACAATGCATGGCAATAATTAGCGCAATAATACCATCAACTTTCGCAGATTTATCTGCTTCATTCTTACGAATCTTTATGTTTCCGTTGACATCTTCATACACTTCGCAATTTCCTAGCTGCCAACCTAAGAATGGGTTGCCATCATGTTTAACATTCTTGCTTAAAATTAACTTTTCTAAATGCTTTGACGGGTTGCTTAATACCGCCATGCCCTGCCCAACTTTTTTAACTGGCATTGCTTGATCGTGTAATCGTGCAATCAAACTTGCTGCATTGTAGGCATCGTAACCAATCTCTTTAACATCATACTTACCTGCTTGCTGTTTAATGTATTCGCTAATCTCTCGATCATCCATTACATTGCCTTGTGTCAAATGCAATATTCCTGAATCTTTAGCGTTTCTAAATATATCGTGATAATGCTGCGGCACATGGTTTAATGCTTCTTCAGGTAAGAAAAATTTAAACTCTGCAAAGTAATCATCTTCACCAAATCGTTTCAATGTACAAACTGCATTTAAATCTCGCGTTGCTGCTAAGTCAAAACCAATAAACACAGCTTCAGGTTCTCTATCTTCTTTTGCTTTTGTGCATTCATCCCAATGGGTACGATCAAGCCATGCAGAGTTTGCGCTTACAAATACATTAAGAGTTTTACAAAGAAATTCATTTAGGGTTGCAGGTTTAAATTTAGCTTCATTCGCCCTTGCAACAATAGCTTCTTCAAATACAGATATGCCATGCATAGGGTTTGCCTTTGCCCATATCGTAGGATTCTGCCAATCATCTTGCGGGTCTAAGCCATACAACAAACCAAACCACTTAGGGTTGTCTGGTGCTTCGCCGGATAGCATGGTTTGCAACATCAACATATCTTCATGAAACTTTGTATCTTTAGTAAAACTGGCAGTGGTAATGTAAATGCGTAGTGGGTTCTTTCGCGCAACCATACCTGAATGCAAAACCTCAATTGAGTTTCTATCTATAATCTGTGCAGCTTCATCAACAATAGCGCATGATGGATTTAAACCATCGCCACTTTTTTTAGTATCACGCGACAATGCTTTAAACATTGATTGCGAATCGCCTATCTTTGTAATGTGGTGTTTTTGTACGTTATACAATTTCTGTACTTCTTGAGGCATTGATTCAATCAAACCTAATGCGCTAGTAAATACAATGCTTGCCTGATCTCTGCTTGTCGCTAGTGTATATACCTCAGAACCTTTTTCACCAAACATTAATTCATAAAGACCAATGACAGCAATCAAAGTAGATTTGCCTGCCTTGCGAGGAATGAAAACAATCACATCCGACACCATGCGCTTTGTCTTATCCTTCTTAGACCAAAAGCCATAGATGCCGCAGATTAGTAGGATTTGAAATGGTTCAAGTAAAAGTGGTTTGCCTGCATCCGCACCTTTAGCGTGTTTAAGTAAAGATGCAAATTGCAGGAAATGGTCAACTGCCGCAGGTTGAAACTCCCATTCCCATTCCTTGTTTTCTATTTGGTTTAAGAACCGTTGACACGCAAGCAATACATTACGACAAACTAGTATTTCACCCTTCACTACTTGTGTGGCGTAGATAACGCCATCTTGCCATTTCATTGTGGTTGCCAACCTTTAAGAAAGTCAGCCAGTGGTGAACTATCTTCTAACTTGTTTGCCGCTAATCTTGATTTAGGCGTTAGCCCTAATTCGTTCATTAGCTTGATGCAATTCTCCATTGCTTTATTTGCAATGCCGATATAAGGATTGGCGCACAATGTTTTGCCGTTATTTATTTCAACTACTAACGGTTGTTTGTCTTGCTCTGATCTTGCATCGATGTATGTCTGCATTTGATCTGCCAACATTGTTAGCGTGTGACGATCTTGGTCTGTGCCAATTCCGTAGATGTCAAAAAGATATTGTGCCGTTTCATCTACAAATCTTTGCTTGCTAAATGACGCAGGATTTTTTGCCCATTCAGCAAAGGGAATTCTGTTTTTTAATTTTTCAGGAATTAGGATTCCCGCATTCATTCCTCGACTGCCATGAACCGCATGAACTTCAGCAGGTAGTTTGTTGTTGGTTGCCATTTTTTTATTTGATAGTTTTTTTTAATATTGGAGAAAAGTTATCCACAGTCCGTAAAAGTTAATAACATGGGGTTGGTAAAACCTTAATCCCCCTCTCTTTTAACTCTCCCTGCGGAAGAGTGTCCCCTCGGCTGTTTTCTCT